CCTCCCGCTTGCGGCAGTCTGGGACGCTGTCAACGCAGTGCGCGCCGTGGGCGCAGCGCCAATAATCGATGCGATCCGAACGGTCCGCGGGATCGCAGAGGACCTGGACTTCGCCGCGGTACCGACCGCATCAGAGCACCAGCAGGCCTATCTCGACGCCTTCTCGCTCTACCTGCTGCCGATGATGGACGGTATCTCCCGGCAGGAAGCCGCCGGTATCGCCAGTGCGGTGGCAGACGCACTTGCGTTGCCAGCGGGGGAACGCGTTGAATTGGAGCGGCGGCTATTCGCTGTTGCGATGTGACCGGAGCCGAGGCGACGATCGACAACTACATTCTCGGCGTTCTTCTGCGTTACTACCGCAGCGGCGTCGCCGTGGTGCCCGGCCCAGATGCCGACGTGCGCCGACTCGACGACCTGGACCATATCCGCATGCGTTGGGCCGTCTCAGCTCCAGTGCGCGCGTTAGTACATCGGCTGGTGAGCCACCCTCATGAGTTGCGGTCAGTGCTCGCCACGTCGCCGCGGACTGAGGATGGTCAGGTTCGCGGCCGCTTGGACGCGAGGGCCACCCTGGTTCGCCGCCTCGTCACCGGTCACCCGACACTGATGGTGGGGCATGAGCCAGTTCGAAACTTCGCCTCAGGCCCAAATCGCGTTCTCCTCTGGGTCTTAGGAGCGGCGCGTCGGGGCGCAGCGCGCTTCGTTGCAATGGCGCCGGAAGGATCACCGCAGCGCCCGCGGGCGATGGAGGTGTCGGGCGAGATTGAGGCCGTCGCACGGTCGGCGCACGTCCGCGCTGCCGGCACGGCCTTTGTCGATGGCCGCCGTCCGGGGAGCGCCGCGGTAGTGGAGGCGGCGCGGTCGCGTCTGCAACTCTACGTGGCGGCCGCTGAGGCCTACAGGGTCCTGATCAAGGCGGAGTCGGGCGACCCTGACGCGCTGAGGGCCGTTCTGGCCGACACGTTGATTGGCCCGACTGAGGCATGGCGCCGCTTCGAGCTTGCGGTTGCGCTCGCAGCAGCCGAAGCGCTAGGCGTGGCGTCCAGGACTAGGCCGGCGCTCGGCCTCCTCGCCGGAGGGGACCGGCGGATAGCGCGTATAGGTCGGTTCTCAGTGCACTGGCAGTCGCTCACGGACGCACACCAGACACCGCTCTCTGAGCCTTCAGAGGCCGCTATCGCTGGGATCTTGAGCGCCTACGGATTTCGTACATCTTCCGACCGGCCCGACGTCGTTGTGCTCGATGACGACAGCGGCGAGGCCGTGGCTGTGCTGGAGGCGAAGTTCTTCGTTTTAGGCGACAGCGCCGATGCCTTTCGTGACGCTGTGTCGCAGGTCGTCCGCTACGCACGCGGCTATCGTGAGCCGAGCGCCCTGGATGATCTGCTCGGAACCTCAGTGGTGGCACTCTTAGACCGGGGCGGGCTCGCTCCGCTGCCAGCGCCGCACCCGGATGGCATGCCCTGGCTGGTCGACCTGGCAGGCCTCACTCGGCAGGGATTAGAAGGGTGGGCTGCTCGCTGCGTCGGCGCTTCGGCGTCAGCCGCGGCGGCGGATCGGACATCGGCGGCAGCGGCGTAGGCCGCGATCTGCCTCCGTCGGCGTGGAGGGGCACCTTCGCCTCGTCCACTGGCAGGCGGCAGGGCGGCGCCAGGGAGTAGGTGACCTCCTTCGCCGACTGCCGCTGGCTATCACCAAAGCGTGCCGCAGCCCCCTTCAGATAATCTTCCTCCAACTCGCAGCAGACCCATTTGCGGCCTAGCCGCTCTGCGACGGCGCCGGTGACGCAGGATCCCCCAAAGGGATCGACCACGAGGTCGCCTGGCTCGGTGAGGAAGCGGATAAAATACTCGGGCAGGGCGTCCGGAAAGCGCGCTGGATGAATCGGCAGGTTATTGCGGCGACAGAAGTCCTGATACTGGCCGTTGGACTCTGTGTTCGCGATGGCAAGCAGGTTCGGTGGCACGGCACCGCCGTTGTCGCGGCCAAACTTCTCCGAAATGTCCCAGCCTGAGGGCCGGAGCTTTGGGGTGTAGCCGTCCCGTAGGAGGGTCCGCATCGAGGGGCTGTAGGGCGCGAGGACGCGACGGTTGTTGGCCTTGGGCCAAGGCGTCGGCGATAGCCACCAAACCGTGTTGACGGCATCTTTTACTCGAACGCGACGAATGTTGACCCATTCCGCGGGGCTCGGCAGCTTGGACGGGTTCCACCAATAGTGCTCTTGGCACAGATGGAAGCCGTACTCTTCGCAAAGCATGACCAGCAACTGGAAATGGTAGAGTGAGCGCGTCGGTGTGCCTGGCTTCCAAGCGCCGCCAATGTCGATCACGAGACTGCCAGTATCCTTTAGAACGCGCCGGAAACCTTCTGCGAATGGGCGAAACCAGTCACAGTATCGATGCGCGTCTTCGTTACCGTAGTCTTTCTTCTTGACTAACCCAAAGGGTGGGGAAGTTACGATGAGGTCTACGGACTTGGATTTGGCGCCGCCAAACAAATAGCAGAGCGCATCGCCGTGCAGTGCCTGCCCAAAATCGGTATCGAGGTGACGGCGCATCTTGCTAAACGGAAAATCACGCGGATTCACCGCCGTTTCGTCTTCCTTTCTGCCACCGGCCTTCAGCGCTTCGTCATGAAGGTGGCGAACGTATTCGCTTAGGCTCGCAAAGCCCCTGGCCGCGCTGGCGGCCTCCATCTCTGTCCATTCACTCGGGGTCAGCCGTATGCTGGCGACCTTGGCGCGTGGTTCTTTAGCCTTGGGTCGCGGCATGCCTCCTGGTCTCCCTGTACCGTGTGACACCCCCCTACTAGCTCCCTTCTAAATGTATGACAACAATGGAGGGGCCCGCCGACAAGAAAATCCGAGCCTGTGTCGACGTCCACCACGTGCCGGGCTCACATCGTCAGCAACGCGCAAGGAGCGCTTGGCGTTGAATTTCCCACGGAAATTGGGAAGTTCTGATCATTGAAGAGATTTGCAGATCCGTCGGATGCCTACCGTTGAGGACCGCTTCAACGAGGTCGGGCGCCAGGAGCGTCAGGCGCAGAAGGCTGCCGAGGTAGCCGCGCTCGATTCGCTCCGCCGCCGCCATCTCACTGATCGAGGCGTAGCGCCCTTCGTCCAGCATGCGTTGGTATCGGAATCCCCTGCCCAGGGCCTTCACCAGTGCCGGGTCAGCGCGCGTGGTGACCGGCGCCACGCCATCGGTCATCGGCGTCACGACGGTCTTCCGGCCCGGCCGGTGCCGGATGGCCAGCGGCACGCGGACCGTGATGCTGGTCGCGGTCGTCATGCTGCCGCCATCAGTGCACTGGGCGAGATGGCAGTGAGATCGCGGACCAGGCCGCCGAGTCCGTCCAGCCGCAGTCGAATGTCGGCACCGGCCGGCCCAACAACCACCCGCTCCACCAGCGACCGCACGATCCGCGCCTGCTCCGCCGGGAACAGGTGCTCCCAGAGCGGGTCAAGAGGATGCAGGGCGTCCTGCGTCTCGCCTTCAGTCAGGTCGGGCGCCTCCCTGCGCGCCGCCCGCCAGGTGCCGACCACGATCTCCGGCTGCCGTAACAGCGCCCGCACCTGATCCACTACCGCCGCCTCGATCTCGGCCGCCGACACCCGGCGCACGATACTGTCGTCGCAGGTGGCGTCCCCCTTCAGCACGCGCTGCGCCACGTAGTAGCGGTAGAGGCGCCCATTCTTCCGGGCGTGGGTCGGCGACAGCGCGCGGCCATCCACTCCAAAGATCAGCCCCTTCAGCAGCGCCGGCGTCTGGGCTCGGTTCTGGTTGGCGCGCACCCGCGGGCTGATCTGCAGCACGGCGTGCGCCCGGTCCCACAGCTCCCGCGGCACGATCCCCTGATGCTCGCCGGCATAGACCTGCCCTTTGTGGGCGGCCTCGCCGACATAGGTCCGGTTGTTCAGCAGCTTGTAGACGTCACCCTTGTCCAGCGGCCGGCCCGCCTTGCTGGTGGCGCCCTCCGCCCGGAGGCGGGCCACCGTCTCGATGCCAGACCCGGTCTCGGCGAAGATCTCGAAAACGCGGCGCACCCGCGGGGCTTCGTCTTCGTTCACGATCAGCTTCCTGGCCACCACGTCGTAGCCGAGCGGCACCTTGCCGCCCATCCACATGCCGCGGGCGCGGGAGGCTGCGAACTTGTCGCGGATTCGCTCGCCGATAACTTCCCGTTCGAACTGCGCGAAGCTGAGCAGAATGTTCAGCGTCAGCCGACCCATACTGGTGGTCGTGTTGAAGCTCTGCGTCACGGACACGAACGTCACTCCATGCGCGTCCATCACCTCCACCAGCCTGGCGAAATCCATCAGCGAGCGGGACAGGCGATCGATCTTGTAGACCACGATGACGTCGACCAGATCGGCCCGAATGTCGCGAAGCAGGCGTTGCAGCGCAGGCCGCTCCAGCGTGCCACCGGAGTACCCGCCATCATCGTAGCGATCGCGGACTAGCACCCATCCCTCAGCGCGCTGGCTGATGATGTAGGCCTCGCAGGCATCGCGCTGCGCGTCGAGGGTGTTGAACTCCTTCTCCAGCCCCTCGTCGGTGGATTTCCGCGTGTAGACCGCGCAGCGCAGCTTCTTGGTCGTTGCCGGCATGGCCGGCTCGATGCGGGCGCGGCGGGTCATGAGTCACCCCGCGCGCGCAATCCGAAAAACGTCCAGCCATTCCACCGCGTGCCGGTGATGTGGCGCGCGATGGCGGACAGCGACTGATACGGCCGCCCCTCGAATTCAAAGTCATGCTGCCGCACCGTAACCAAGTGCTGCACGCCGTGCCATTCCCGGATGAGGCGCGTGCCGGCCAGCGGGCGGCTATCGGCGCGGATGCGGCGCAGGACGACGTTGCCCCCGTCCAACTGCTCGCCCAACGCTTCCAGGCGCTCCCGCGTCTCGGGCTTCAGCCCGCCGTATGCGAGCTCCTGGATCCGATACGCCAGCCGGCTCTGGATGTAGGCCCGGTTCCAGGGCGGCGGCTCCTTGCCGAACAGTTCGCGCCACTGCTGCTTCAGCGTAGCAGTCGGCGCCGCCTGCAGCGCGGCGAGCCGCGATAGCACCTCCGTCGGCGGGATCCTCGGAATGGTCGAAGCCGGCGCGGGCGCGATGTTGGTTCGTCTGGTCATGCGAGTCCCTTCCTGTTGGGGTTCGCATGCAGGCGCTGCTTGCCGGTCGAGTGTAGGCGAATGTCTCCCGTCCCCCGAGCAGTCTCGGCATCCCGCGCAAGATCCTCGGCCGCGCGGCTGCGCAGCCGCACCAGGCCGGCGGCCAGGATGGCGCAGACCTCGCGGAGGTGCGGCGGGAGGTGGGCGTTGCTGGGGGAGTGCGATGGGGGCGCCATCCCCATGATTACCGGAACCGTGGCCGGAGTGTTTCAACGCCAGGCTGCAAATTGGAATCGACAGCGGCATGCCGAATCAAGTATCCGACATGCCTCACATTACAGGACAGTCACGTGCAGAAGGACTTCACCAAGTTCGCCAACCAGCGGTTCCTGAAGACCGTGAACTGGGAAGTCCTGGGCCGTCTCCTGGCCAAGCACGCGGAGGGGCTTCCAAAGCTGGATCTATCCGTGCTGGCGGCCAACCCCACGGAGGGCCGTAAACAGATCTCGGATTTCCTTCTCGGGCCGCGCGACGATTACCCCGAGACGCTGATCCACGATTTGCACCGGATCGTCCGCCTCGACAGCGCGCAGGGGATGCAGCTCATCCTGGACGAGGCCGAGCGCCAGAAGGTCGTGATCATCGAGCCGGCGGATCGCGCGACGGCCACGGCGCGGGACATCGCCCTCCTTGCTTTCGTCGATCATCCGGAGGTTTTCGCGGAAGCTGAGCACACCTCGGTCTTCGTGCCGCCGCCGAGCGTGTCGGAATTCAATGCTCGCGAGGAAGGCGTGACGCCCGAGGTCACCCCCGACACTCTGGAAGCCCTGCGTCTCGCGGCGGGAGAGCTCTTCGCGGCCGACCTGCGAGGCAAGTACTGCCGCGTGCGTCCCTACGAGGACGATGGCGAGCTCTGCATCGCGGTCAGGCACGGCGCGCCGCCGGTATCGACCGAGGTGGTCAAGGGTGAGAAGGACAGCGTGATCGGTTTTCAGGAGATCGACACCGCGGTCATCTCCTACGCCGAACTCACGGGCCGTCTCACGGTCTGGGGCTGCGCCAAGAAGCGCCGGGGCGACCTGGCCGAAGCCTTCGCCACCCACATTCTGGGCCAGCCCGGCTTGTTCAAGGCGGCGGACGCACAGCGCCTCTACACGCTCGAGCCGCTGGAGCGATCGGGCGGCGCCTTCGCCTTCCGGAAGGGTGACGACGACGAGATCGATCGCATCCTGATTGTCGAAGCGCAGGCCAACCGGGTGACCACCAACATCAAGACCGGGCGAGAGAAGACCCTCTTCTCGCTAACCGTCCGCGACCCGTCTGGCAACGCCCTGAGAGTGCTGCATCAGAGCCGGACGGACATCATCTACGGGGACAATGCGTGGCGACTGGGTCACATCACCGCACGGGTCGTCCTCAAGACGCAGGGTGGCCGAGCGCCCACCATCACCTTCAAGATCAAGCCGGACGATTCGCTCAGCTTCCAGCGCAGCCGCCACAAGAAGCGGGTGATGGCACTCCTCGCACTCAACAACCTGGTCCATGCACGACAGTCTGACGAAGCTGCTCTGGCAGCTGAGTGAAGCGGGTGAGCCGGCCGTGCTGTTCGGCCGGCAACACGCCGCTGAAGACGATGCCGCATTTCAGCGCCTGCTCGCCCTAGGCGTGCTGGTGCACGGCGACCGGCTGACCGGATGGCAGGCGTGTCACGACTGCGATTGCGGCGCCGATGAGCGTAACGTGCGCTGGCGCGGCGACGTGCCGTTCGCGGCCTGCCCGGCCGACAACCGCCGGGACGAGGTTCTGATGAGGGAGGACCTCGCCACCTTCACGCTGTCCATCGCAACCATGGTCAGCGAGACGGCGGTCGTTCTTGGGCTTGGGCCGCCGGAGGAGCTGGCACCAGGTCTCTGGCGCCTGGGGCGCCTGACAGATGGCCGTGTGCTGACAGCGGCGCCGACGCGGGCTGGCATTCTGTTACCAACGCTCGTGGCTGCGCTCCGCTCCGTCGATGCCGAAGGTCCTATCGTTCTGATCGGACCGCGACTGCCCGAGGTACGCCGCGCTGACCTGGCCCGCCAAGGCATCCATGCCGCGCCGGCGGAGGAGGTTGTCCTGCCCGTTGGGCATCACCCCACTCTGGGGCTCGACCTCGCCAGGCTTCCCGATGGGAATGCCGGCAGGCACCGGCTCGTGCTGACGCCCGCAACCAGGACCGTCCGCTTCGATGGCCGCGAGGCAGTCCTCCGACAGCGGCCCTTCAAGCTACTTCGGATCCTCGTTCGGCAGCACCGCCGCGGGGCACCGCTCGTCTCCAGGCATGATCTTCACCAGGAGCTGTTCAGTCCTGGGACAGCCGACACCGCAGTGCGCGGGCTCGTCAGCGAACTCCAGGGGCTACTGAAGAAAGCGTTCGGCGCGGACGCCGTCGTCGGCCTGATCGAGAATCGCACCGGGCACGGCTACCTGCTGACCCTTCCGCCACTCACCGCCTGGATCAACGAGTAGCCGCCTGAGCAGCGGCATTCCCACACTCTTCCCACACCTGTCCCACCCCTGTGGGAAAGCTGCTCCGGCAGTTTCGGCTGGTCATCACCGACCAGCCGGAGCCGCCGATGCCCTCGCTCACCTTCGCCGAATTCGAACCCATCCACCGCATGGCGGTGCGCATGGCGCGAGGCCTGTGCCACCGCCTCGGGCTGCCTGCGCATCACGCCGAGGACTTTGCTCAGGACCTTCTGACCGACCTCCTCGGCCGCTTGCCAAGCTTCAACCCTAGCCAGGGTGCGCTGGGGGCCTTCGCGCTCACCTGCTTCCGGCACCATGCCGCCCTGCTGGCGCATCGGACCCAGCGGTACCGGGCCCTCCACCATCCCACCTCCCTCGATGACCCGTTGCCCGACGGCAGCGCCACGGTCGGCGCCGTGCTGTCGGATGCGGACGGCTACGGCGCGTGGATGGGCCAGCAGACCGATGCCTTCGCGGACGTGAATCGCCGGCTGGACCTCGAGCGGATCGCCGACGTGCTGACGGAGGAGGACGCGCCCCTCTGCGCCGCTCTCGCGCGTGGCGACGTCGATCCCGCCCGTCACGCCGGCCTGTCCCGCACCACGGCGTTCCGGCGCGTGCGCGAGATGCGGTTGCGGCTGTGCGCCGCCGGCATCGCTCCGGCGGCCTGAAACAGAATGACCGCAGCCTCGGTAATCATGGTCATGGACACCAACATCACCGACATCCGCGCAGTGGTGCCGCCTCTCACCGAGGCGTCCCTCTGCACCTGGCTGGGCGCCGCGGCCCCCGGCGACAGCATCACCTACCACCGCGGCGCGCTCGCCCGGCAGGTCTGCCCGCAGTTGCAGTGCCTGCCCGAGCAGGAGCGCACCGCGCTGCAGCGCTTGGCGGCCCGTGCGTGGAAGCTGGCCGATCTCGGCCTCGCCGATATCGTGCAGCGCCGCCACGGTTACGAGGACTACGCCTACATCCTCGTCGCCCGCCGCCGCCCGCGCCGCGCCGCCTCCACCATCCTGCCGATGCTGCTCGCGGAGGCTGCGTGATGGACGCGCCCCGCTCCAATCGCCCGACCCTCGACGCGCTGCGCCACATGCCGGTGAGCGACGTGATCGCGCTCCCCGCCGAGCACTTGGCGCTGCTGCAGACCGATGCGCGCGAGGCGCTGGATGCCGCCAAGCGCATGCAGGACTGGATCGAGGCCGCGATCGCGCTCCGCTACGAGCAGCGCGCCATCGGCGCCCGTGCCGCTGCTGGCAAGGACACCGGCACGGGCCGCTTCCAGGACGGCGCCGTGGAGATCGCGGTCGATCTGCCGAAGAAGGTGGATTGGGACCAGGCGCGGCTCGCCGCGCTGGTGGAGCAGATCCGCGCCGGCGGCGAGGATCCGGGCCAGTACGTCGAGGTCAGCTTCAAGGTCTCAGAGCGGGCCTATACCGCCTGGCCCGATCGCATCCGCCAGGCCTTCGAGCCGGCCCGCACGGTCCGCACCGGCCGCGCCACCTATCGCCTCGCCATCATGTCCGAGACGGCGCTGCGCGACAGTCCGCATGGCGCCGGCGTCATTCCCCTGCGGGGAGGCCGCTGATGGCGCTGCGCATCATCACCGCCGACGAGCGGCAGGCTGAGGCGCGCGGCATCAAGGCCGTCATCTTCGGCAAGAGCGGCATCGGCAAGACCTACCTCCTGCTGACGCTCGACGAGGGCACCACGATCTTCATCGACCTCGAGGCGGGCGATCTCGCCGTGCAGCACTGGCGTGGCGCATCCATCCGTCCGCGCACCTGGGAGGAATGCCGCGACCTCGCGCTGTTCCTGGCCGGCCCCAACCCCGCGTTGCGCGACGACCAACCCTATTCCGCCGCGCAGTATGCGCGCGTCCTGCAGGCCTATGGCGATCCGGCGCGCATGGACGGCTTCGCCACGATCTTCGTGGACAGCATCACGGTCGCGGGACGGCTCTGCTTCCAGTGGTGCCGCGGCCAGCCCGAGGCGCATTCCGAAAAGACCGGCAAGCCCGACATCCGCGGCGCCTACGGGCTGCATGGCCGCGAGATGATCGCCTGGCTCACGCATCTCCAGCATGCCCGCGGGCGCAACGTGATCTTCGTCGGAATCCTCGACGAGAAGCTCGACGACTTCAATCGCCGCGTCTTCGTGCCGCAGATCGACGGCAGCAAGACCGGCCTCGAGCTGCCCGGCATCGTCGACCAGGT